GTCTTGCATGCGCCCGTCCGCCACGTCGGGGTCGACCTGATTGACGTACTCCGCGAATAGGTCGTTTTTTGCGCCGATGATGGCGGTCAGACTGGACGCAAGCTGGCCTTGCGGAGTCTCGAGGGAGGGGTTCAGCCCGCCGCCGAACGCGGTCTGTTGGTCTGCCTGCACGCCCGCCAGAATGTCCGCCTCCTGGGGCAGCACAAGCCCGGTCAGCGTAAACGAAACGTCGGGAACGGCAGTGTTTGGCATGGCTTAGAAACGGATGTTGTGCGTCTGGCCCGTCACGTCGATGACCTGGATTTGGCCCGCGACCGTCCGGCCCACAAACGACGCGATTATGCATCGGGCCTCAACGACCCGCGGCACCGTGAGCGCGGCGCGGACCAGTTGGGCCTTGACGAAGGAAAGCGGCGGGCGCGCGCCCAGGATGCCGGACCAGTAGGGCACGCCCGAATTGCGGGAGTACCACAGCTCACCGAAAAACAGTTTCACCGCCGTGGCCACGTCCTGCGCCACCGCGTAGGGCTCTTGCGCCACCGCGATGTTGCCGGTCGAATCCACGACCAAATCCCAGTTGGTCAGGTCGAGCAAAAGCGAGTTCATGGCACAGGCACTCCGGAAATGCCGCCGCCCGTCTGAACGCCAGAGGTGCGGTGGTTTTGGAGACTGATTGTGCCCGCGGTCACGTCGTTGGCCACGTTGACCGGGCCGACCAGGGTAGCCGTGCCGGTTCCAGTGCCCGCGGTCTGCACGATATTTCCGTTCAACGCAATCAAAGCTGAATCGATCTGCGTCACCGGCGCCTTGAGCGTGATTTTCGTAGGCGAAACTACCTCTACGCCGGTGCTGCTGAACCGCACGTACTGCGTGGGCGTGCCGTTGAGCACGCCGCCGAAGTACATCCCGTCCGCCATGTCGTTGCGCCGGCCGGAGCCCGGGTTGGCCGCGCCCTTCGCTGCCTTGACGCTCGAGATGTCCCGATCTGCAAACACGGCAATTCCGATGTCCCCCACCTTTGGGTCCAGAATGACCGCGTCCCCACCGCCCTGGAGTCGAAAGTACACCAGCTCGTGTACGACCGCATGGGGCACTGGCGAGTCATCCCCGGCGAGTTGGTTCACGAGCGGCAAAACGTCTACGAAACCCACGGGGGAAAGGTCGCCCGAGTTCGTGACCTTCTGCACGCGCACCAGCGTGCCGATATTCATCCGGTTGATAAATTGCTGGATCAAAAACGCCTGGGCGTTGAAGGCGCCCGCGTTGTCCCCGGGGCGTTCTGTTCCTTGATAGCCTAATTCGCTCATTCCGGCACCTTACCGCATTCAATGCGCGTGAACCACTGGCCCCCGGGCATTTCGCTTTCCAGGTCGTGCGCCACGTTAAAAATGTTCCAGATGCCGCACGCGGGCGTCAGGTCGCTGCGGACTTCAACTTTCCCCCCTTGCTTTGCGGTTGGCGTGAAAATCGTATTCAACATCAAACCCGAGCCGGTATAGGTCGGATACCCGACAAGGCCAGTTTCCGGGGCGACGAGAGGGACCACGGTTTTACGTGCGCCAGAGCGGCCCCAGATGGCCAATACGCCGCAGTCAATCGAATAGTTAATTCGGGCCGCTTTGGCGCAAAGCCGCACTTGGTCCAATTTGGTGCCGGGGAAATACGGGTTGGACAGCTGAACGTCCACTCCGTTGTTTTCGAAGGTCAGGCCCATATCCGCAGCAAAGCCGGCCATGATCGTGGCCACGTCAGCCGCGCCGGGGAAGGACGCCACGGGAACGGGTTTGAGCGCCGCGACGAGTCCCGCATAGCCCACGACGTTGAAAATGCCGTCTGGGGCCGCAGAAAGCTCCGTCCAGGCGGTGTCTATCGTGCCATCGAAGATAGTTGACAGCGCGGCCCCCGCGTCCCCCGCCGCCACAACCATGCGATTTTTCCCGCGCACCTGGGTGGCGATGGGGCCGATGGTGGTCAATTGGTTCATGAGCTGCAGCGGCAGGCCCAGAATTCGGAGCTGAATTTGGCCCATGGAGTCCCGGCCGTAGCTCTGCATGTGGCAGGCAATTCGCAGGCCCGAGAGAATTACCGTGTCGCCCGCAGTATCTCCGAACTTGCCGCGGCCCAGCGTAATTGCAACGTCGATTTGACGGCGAACAAAAGTCATAGGGTCGACTGATAGCCCAGAACGAACCGCGAGCCCAGCCCGGTGTAATACGGGTCCTCCACGCCTTCCAAATCCTTGAAAAACAGCTCACCGACGAAGCCGAGATATTCGTGGCGAATCAACACCACGCGGTCCCGGCAAATCTGGGCGTTTTTCAATACCGTGGTGCCTACGGAAATGTCCGCGAAAAGCCCCGTGGTCTTTTGGTAAATAGACAATTTGCAGTCCTGCCCGGACAGCAGCACATTGACAACCTGAGCGGGTACGGGTTTAAGCGGAATTACGAGCATGATTATTTAGCCAGGGCCTTTGCGCCCACGGCAATGGAAAGCTCTTCGTCTACGAAACCACTCGGGGCAATTATCAACCCCGTGTCCTCCTCCTGGGTGTAGCCGGGCGGGAGGACGCGCGGCGCCGTCGTTGCTGCCCCCGCCTGCACGGCGCTGGCCGGCAGCGCCTGGACTTGCCCCAGGCTTTCAGGGCTCGCGCTGGCGGGGTTCTGGACGTCGGCCGCCTGCAGGGTCTGGCTCGGGGCAGCGGCGTTCGTTTCCGCCGTCGTGGCTGCGGCGGCCTCCTCAACAGTCGGGGCGTCCTCCGGCGAGGTTACGTATTCCGATTTCAAATTAATTCGAATCTCTTTGAGGTAGAGATTCACCGTCAGCAACGTGGCGCCGTTATGCTGCTTGCGGGAGTAGTCGTACCGCTCGAGGTTCACCGATTCAAAAACCTCTTCCGGCGTGACGAGCGTATACAAATTCAAATCATCTTCCATGGCGCGCAGCCGCGCCAGGAAGTCAGTGCGCGCGGCCTCGCTGCCCCCGATGGCCATCCCCACCACGAGGTCAAAGGGGTTCGCCACCTTGTTGTAGGACTCGAATGCGCCTTGTTCCAACGGGTAGTCGGACAACCGGGACGAATTACGAAACTCGATTCCCAGGAACGTATCCGGCTGCAGCGCCTGCACGCCGTCAGCGTCGAACAGCCCCCACACGGGCGCCGCGGTGCCGACATCTCCCGCGTTAAAGCCCAGGTCGTCACCCACGCCCAACAGGTCGGTGAGTTGCCCGGTCACGGAGCCCGCAAGGTCGCGCGCGGCGCCGATGGCGGGAGACGCGAAGCTAACGACTTGATTCGAGATGGCCTGCCTGACGGCTGCTTGGGGATCGCGCAGCACCGGCGGCACGCCGGGGAAGTCGGGCACGTTGTAGTAGATCATTGGAGCCCCGTATTCGCCTGAGTCACAAAGCTGTTGCTCCGAATCGCGGCGCCCATGTCACGCGCGATGCCCTCCGCGTCCGTGGCCTGGGTGACCACTTCCACCTTTCCAATGCTGATGTCCGTGGTCGTGGTAGACGACTGGGCGAAGCCACGGCCCGCGCCGGCCGATTGCGCCGCGGTCATGTTGGCCGCCGCGTACCCCGCAGCGCGCATGCGCTCTTGGGCCTCCATGGCCGCGGCAAGCTGCGCGCGCGAGCTCATGTTGCCGGCCACGTCGGCGGGGCGTTCGTAGTATTTCGAGACGATGGCGCCCGCGTTCATGGCGGACGTGGCTTGCTTGAGGCGGTTGCCCGCGTCGCGCTCGTTGCCCTCACGCAATTCGTAATCCGCAAACTCCAGTTGCTCCTCGAGCGTCGACTGGCGAATGTCCTTGCCGAACCGCTTGGCAAACTCGCGTTGCCGGTCGGGATGCCACTGGCCGATGCCATAGGCTTTGCCGCCGTCCCCGACCGCCTGATGGTTGAATTCCGATTCTTTTTTGAAGTTCGCTGCGAGCCCGGCCGCCTGCGCGCGCGTCCAGCCCTTCGCCATGAGCGAGTCCATGACGGTGTCTTGGAGGTTGCCCATCGGCGGGCGCGTGCCCGTCATCACGGGGCCAGCGTCACCCAGCGCCCGGCGGCGTGCGAGTTCTTCCTGTTCGCCTTCGCCCAGGCTGTCCGTGTGCAGCAGGAGCGCCGCGCCCACGCCCAGGCGCTTGAGGAGGGCGAACAGGCCCCCGCCGGCCGCCGCGGCGCTCGTGGCGGTGCCTGCGACCCCCAGGGCCTTACCTACCCCCAGGATCGCGGCTGCGAGCGCCACAAAGCTGGTGATGGTAGGCAGCAGGTTGAGCGCCAGGAGCCCGACGAGAACCGTTTTCCAGCCGCCAATCGACTCCACCCCCTCGTCCAATGATTTCGAAAACTCAATGACCCACTTGACGGTATCCTCCAGCCATTGGGCGATTTCGTCGCGGTGATCTGCCACCCAGGTGGCCAGCGACTGGAAGTGCTCCAATAGCCGCTCGAGCACTGGCGCGAGGGTGAGCAGTACGCGCGTGCCAGTGGCCACGAGGGTGTCCCGTAGGTCCAGCATTTTCACGCGCAGGTTTTCCGCCTCCGCTGCGTCCTTGGCCGTGACGACCGCGTTTTTCCGCTGCGCATCGACCAGCGCCAGGATGGCGGCCGGCCCCTGTTTGATGAGGTTGAATTGGTCGTCCGAAATGCCCAGCTGCCCGGCGATCAGCGCGGCCCGCGTGGGGTCGACGTCGAACGCCTCCTTGACCAGCTTCGCGCGCGCGAGCAAAAACGAATTGCCGTCGCGCAGTTCGTTGGCGTCCCCGCCCAGGCGAAAAAACCACGCAATCGACTCGCTGTTGAGGCCGGCTTTGTACTTCGCAATCTCCGCAGCAGACTCGCGGAGCTGGGCGGTCATGCCCTCCGCGGTGCCGCCTGCGCGCTCGCTGGCGCGTTGGTAGGCCGCCAGCTCCTGCGTGGACATGCGCAGGTTCGGCGCCATCCGCCCGAGCGCGGCCGAAGTATTGATGGTGTCGGTAATGAAATTCTTGAGGCCCACGCCAGCCGTGAATACGGCAAAGAACGTCAGCGCCTCATTGCGAATCTTCGTGAAGAATTGGGCGGCCTGCTTGCCCTTGGACTCCATGTCCGAGGCCACGGATTGCGCCTCTTGTCCCGTCTTGCGAAACGCCGAAATGGCCGCGGCGGAGCCTTTCGTAAACGCTTTTGCCTCGAGGCCCAGGGCAACCGTGAGGGAGTCGATTACCGTTGCCATGGAGGGCTATTCCTTCGCGTTCTGTTCGTTGAGCGTGTCCACCACGTAGACCTCGATCATATCGTGGAGGTCCTGCGCGCCGTACACGGTTTGCAGCTCATGCAGGGTGGCCAGCCGGCGGCCTACGACGATCCCAACGGCGCGCGGCACGTTGGGGTAGGGGATCAGCTTGTGGCCGCCTTGACGGCTTCCGCTGCCACTTTCTTCCGTAGGGCGCCGTTCGTAAAAAAATCCACATGGAGGTTGACGACCTCTTGGCGCAGCTGCAGCAGGGTGGCCACCTCTTCCGTGTCGTCATCGATCAGCGCCCGGCGCACCATGCCGCGCGAGGGGTCCGGCACCGCCTGGACACACGCCAGCATTTCCGCGAGGAGCGGTTTCGCGTCCTCATAGTTGAGGCCGCCCAGCGCCTTGACCCCCACGACCGCAATCCCGGCCAGCCCCATTTCCGCGATGTTGTCGGGGAGGTCGACGCCGCTGCGGGCCAGCGCCAGCAGCGCGCGCGTGCCCCAGGCTTCGGCGGCAACCGCCGACATTTCGGTGATGTGGAACACCTTGCCGGCATCGCGGCCGGCGGCGGTAATCGTGACGGTCTTTTCTTTGCGGGCCATGGTCAGTTCGGCGCCTTGCTGATCGACTCGAAAGTGATCGTGAACTTGCGCGGTTGAAGGATTTTCTTCGCGCCCGGCATCGGGTTGTGCGAGGTCAGAAAGCCCTTGTTGAGCGCGTACTTGGCCTGGGTGCTGGGCAGGTAGATCGACCCCTGGGCCACGTAGACCTCGCGGGCGCTCCGCATGGCCTCCATCCAGTTGTCGAACACGTCATTGCTCAAGCTGTCGGCCTGCAGCGTGATGTCGAAAGCGTAGGGCACCGGGGTGTAGCCGGCGCTAAGCAGGCCGTCCACGCCCATGGCGGTTTCCACGGGGCTGATGTCGGACGCCGTGAAGGCGTCGTCCGTGCTGTAGCCCTGGATGAGCTGCGGCGTGTTGTACAGCCCCAGGATGGCGAGGGCGAGGGCGCTGTTCGCGCTGGTGAGAGTCTTTGCCATGATGGGGCGCCTTTACTGCACGAGGATGGAAGCGAGAACGACCTTTTGCACCGCGCCGCCGTCCATGTACCAGAAGGTGCAGGGGGGCGAACCGCGGGCCGCGCGCACCTGGGCGGTGGCCTCGCGGATTTGCAGATACCAACCGCGGGCGGCCAGCACCGGCGAGATGACAGCACCGGCGGCGTTGTCCACCTGGGCGGCCTGCGACTGCGACAGCGGCACGTTGTTGCGGATGGCGCCGAAGTTCAACCCGGCCAGGATCGGGTCCATGCAAGCCGCGTCGATGAGCGCGTAGCCCTGCGGGTTGTACGGGATGCTGCCAATGGACGTCATCAACGACAGGATGGCGAGTTGCAGCGCGTTGTTGAGCCACACTTGGTTTACGAAAGGATCGATCCAGAGGTATTGCCCGGCCATGAGCCCGGGATACAGGAAGATGAAATTCTGGTTCGCGGTCGCATACGCACCGTAGAAGTTGTACCCGTTGGCGATCAGCGTTTGCGCCACGGTCGGGTCGGTGACGTCTGCCACGAGGCCGGCCAGATGCTTGAACGCGTAGGTGAGGCGGCCATTGGTGCGCGTGAAGTCGGTGGACGCCGTGATGCCGAGAATGAACGCCGCCTTGAGCGGGTCTTTGTAGACCGGCACAACGCCAGACATGGTGCCGGCAAGGGCGAGCGGGCCGAAAGCCGTTTGGTTGCCGGCCACGATGGCGTTGACATCGGTATCCCACGCTGCGTAAACGTAGCGGTTGCTCTTGCTGACCGTCCAGGCCGCAAACAGCAGCTTGTCCGCCAGGATCGGTTCGAACGTCGTCATGAACGCTGCCCAGTTTTGCGTCTGGGCCACGATGTTTTCCATGAACGTGGCGGGCACCGCTGCGACCGCGCCTTGGGCCAGCACTGCGCCGGTGGCCTGGGTCAACGACAGCCCCGTGGCCAGCGTACCCGTGGCATAGGTCAGCGTCGAGGTTGCGCCGGTGCTGGCGTCCGTGAACAGGAACGCGGCGCGCTGGCTGTCGTAGGTCACGACGAAACCCGGCGTGGTGAACGCGGCCTGGATCAGCGCAGCAGCAGCCGAGAACGACGCCGCACCCGTCAGATTGATGGCCGACGAGGTCTTGACCGTGCCGTCAACCGTGATGATGAGCGTACCGGTCAGGGCCTGCAGCTGCGCTAGAGTCATGCCCGCCAGCGAGCCCGAGCGCAGGAAAGCGGACGAGGCCGCGGCGTTGTAGCGCGCGAAGATCAGATTGCCCGGCAGCAGCGTGGCGTTGTCGTAGCCACGGAAATACACGTTGGCAATGGCCGCTTCCGGGGAGGTGGCGCCGAAGAATTTCGACACGCTCGAGGCGTCCGCGAACGGAGCCACGACGCCCGGGGCCAGCGCGGCATCCGCGGACAGCACCAGCCCGTTGAGAACGAGGGCCGACCCGCCGGCACTGAGTACCCCCGGGTTGACCTGGACGATTTGGGATGCAGGAATGGTCATATCAGAACCTCAAGGGTGGTAGGTCGCGTCTACGTTGACGACATCGATAGCGAGCGCAATTGCCGATTGCTGGGCCAATGTGATCGTGGGGTTATAATGCAACACGGAATCAAACCGCCACCGCTCCACATACTGCGCCTCGCCACTGACGAGCGGAAATTGTACGGCATCGTCTGCATAGAGCGGCGCGATACCGGGCATGGCTTCGCACGCCATGGGAGTCCGAAGCGCCATGCTCAGCACGCGCGCGAAGTTGCCGGAATCCTTGCCGTAGCAGTCCACAGAGATGGTCCAGCCGGTGGACTGCGAAACGTCTACGGTTTCGTCCTCATAGTCCATCACCGGCGAGGCCATTTGCTGGCTGCGGCCCGGCGTGATGACGACGAATTGCCCTTTGGGCATCGGCACGCGGTTGTCTTGCCCCTGCACCACTTCAATGGCCGGGTCCAGGAGCGTGAGGAACCACGCGCGCAGCAGCGCGAAGAGCTGCGATTTCGTAATACTGATCGGGGTGGCCGCCATTACTCGACCTCGTCCATTTGCAGCTGCACGACCACGCGGGACCAATCGGGCCACGTTTCCATGACTTGGACCACAAGCCACGTTCGCGCGGGCGCACCGGCGTACCCGAAGGTGAAGAGGTCGCCGCCCAGGCCGTCCGGGCGGAACACGCCTTGCCAGTCGCCGTCCAAGTGCACGGAGCGGAGGACGCCTTGGATGTTGAGCGCGTCCATGTGCTGCACGTCCTTGCCGCTCAGGGCCTGGACCTGAATCGGCACGTCGGTGCGCTCGTCGTACTCGGGCGTGCGCAGGCCATCCGGCGCTGTCGTGTACTCGCCGGTAGGGCGGCGCAGCGTGGCGAGCACGTCGGGGTTGACCGAAGTAATCGCGCCGCGGACGATGCCGTGCAGGTTCATTCCGTGGTCACCTGAAAGTCCACGCTGGACGCCATGTGCCCGGTTTCCACCAGCTGCTTATCAAAGCCCTTGGCGTCGATGGTCGACTGTGCCAGCGGCGGGCCGGCATAGGTCTGGATGGCCTTCTGGAGCTGCGCGCGCATGCCTTCACCCATGAGGGCCAACGCCTTCTCGACGTTGTAGTCATGGATTTTCAGCAGCTCGCCAAGCTGTAACGCCCACTTCGGGGACCGCTTGGCGATCATGTCCCGAAAGAACGGGCGGGGCATTTGGAAATAGTCGCCGTCCTTGCTGTGCACCATGCGACCGAATTCGTTTACGGCGGCCACGAGGGCCACGCTGGTGCCGTCCGGGTACTTGGCGTCCTCCAGGAAGCCCACGCGGAGCTCGGCTTTACTGCCCAGGTTCCGGCCGATTTCCTGGAGGCGCTTTTCCAGTTTGTCGCCGCCGCTCAGCGTAGCCATGGAAAGCCCCGCGCGCGGCCGGGGTGCACGGGCACCCGCGAGAAGCTGGGCACGTACCGGAACGTGCGATAGGGGGCGGTGGCTTGCCAATACTGAGCACCGTAGGGCGTCTGCATGAACCACGCGGAAGAGGGAGAGCCCGAAGGCATGTCGACCGAAACGCTCACGGAGCCTTCGGTGGCGCTGTTGACGCGACCGACGAGGCCGGACGCGCCGGGGCCGAAGAGGGCGGCCAGATGGGCCACCAACATGTTGAGGAGGAGCGCACGAATCGTGCAGCACTTCACGGGGCTGCACTCGGTGTTATCCAAGTACAGCCCCGCCTGTGCGAAATACGCATTCAAGAGCGGGTCACCCAGGCTTGCGAATTTCGGATACGCAATCCGAAAGGCCGCAGAATCAAACGTGACCACGCACATGGGTTAGCTCTTGGTGTCGAGCTTCTGAACACCCATGCCCGGCTTTTCGGGGTCGATGCCCTCGAAACCGCTCTTGGTGTCTTTCTTCTCCTGCGCCTCGCCGACCGTCTTTTGGGCGGACTCGTGGGCAAACAGCAGACCGTTGACGACGGCCGGATGGTTCTTGTTCACGCGCATCCATTCATCGAAATGGGCCTTGTCGACGCCCATCGTGATGCCGTGGCCGCCGATCACTTCCGCGGCGTTCTGGCCCTTGACCGTTACGCGGGACTTAACCGTGGGCTGGTCGCCGATGACCTCGTAGAGGTCCAGGTGGATGCCGTGGGGCAGCTTGCAGCCCACGGTAACGGTGCTCTTGTCAGCCATCGGTCAGACCCCCAGAAGTTGTGCGATTGCCAGGGGCATGCGGATGATGGCGCCCCAGGTGCCGGCGGACTTCTTCTGTTTCCAGCTCGAGACGTCCGGCACGACGGTATGCGCGCGCAGCTTTTCGGAGAACGCGGCATACGCCGTGTCCTGCCCCTGCAAGCTGTCGGCGATGAGCTGCACCAGCTGGCCGCCCACGGTCGCGTATTCGACAGCGGTTTCCACCTTGAGGTTAGGGAAGTTCTTCTTGAGCTGGTCCG